CTGTAGAAGATGCCTCTTGAACAGGTTCTTGTTCAACTGTTTCAGTTTCATTTGTTTCAGTTATATTTTCATTAACTTTATTTTCTTCTTCACTCATAATTTTTCCTTTCAAGCACAGCTTGAATTGTTACATAAATGTGTCACAGACACGATTAAAAAAGTCCTATAGGCTATTACAAATAACTATGGACCAATGCCATACCAGTCTTCTCCCTCTTTAATAGGAGCTAGTATGTCTTTTCTTGTAATCTTATTTGGAGGATCAATTAATCCATCCTTTTTTGCTTTAGCTAAAAGCTCATTATAAGATTTTCTAGAAAGACCTTCTTTACGCATTTGTCGCAAGGTTTTTCTTATAGTATCACCTTCAAGAGCATCTGCATAGATGGTTCTTAAAGCATTTTTTGCACGATTCGCTTCACTAATATTAGTAAAGAAAGCATCGTGAATTGTAGCAGATTCAACGTCATTTTTTCTTGCCCATAAATGGAACTGTCGTACGATAGACGCATCATTGCTGTGATTGCCATTAACACCTAATCCTATTCGTGCATCATTAACAGAACCTTTACCTAGTAATTTTCCGTCTTCTGCACTTGTTTCATAAATGTTAGCTACTCGTCTGTTTGTTACAGGATCTCTAAATTCAATTCTTTCCTGTAATTTTGGACGATATCTTTGTTTCATCATTTTACCATCAAAAGTAATCCAAGGTATGTCTACCTTTTTTGTTTCATTAATAAATTTAACAGACACTTCTTTCCAGTAATTAATAAATTTATCTGTTACTGGTGCTCTAGCCGACATGTTTTTACTCATAATACGAGAAATTTCTGAAAAGTCTTTTGGACCAATTATTCCTTTTCTAGTATTAGTTAATTTATTAACAAAATCACCTACATCTGGATGAATATCTTGTGCTTGTTTAAGAAGTGTTCTTCCAACAGGCTCACTTTTATTAATTGTATCTATTAGTTCTTTTCTAAAAGATTTTAATTCTTCAATAACAGTTGTTGCATTTAACCTTTCGGCTACTTTTATTTTACCATCAACTATTCTTAAATTAGGATTTAAAGTTTCTTTAGTAATAACTAAATAGTCTTTATCTTCTAAAACTTCTCTTAAACCTTTAGAAACTCTCATTGTTTTAGTCGCTGATCCAGCACCGTAAAAGCCTACCATATTTTGACCTTTTGCAGCATCTGCTAGGTCTTCCCATGTTAAATTTGCATCACGCAAAGCAGGTATTTTTAAAAATTCAGGATCATTAAGTGTATCTTGAGCAACTAAATCATAAAGTCTATTTTTTTGAGGAGTAGCTAAAACATTAGAAGAAACAGAAACAGCCCTATCTCCTGTAGATAATCCTATTATTTGAGCACCACTAGAACTAGCATCATTTTCAATCATAAGTCTTGTTTTAAAAGAACGTAAAGATTTTCCTGAATCTAAATGTTTTTGAATACGATTATATTCTAAAACCATTCTAGATATTTTAGCAACATGTTTACCTTTTTGAGATCTAATTAAAGGATGTTCTAAAAACTCTCTTAATCGTCTGTCTCTTTGTGTTGTTGAAGACATTATATTGCCAAGTTCAATTATCTTATTTTTATTACGATTAAAAATAGATCGTCTTCCTGACATTGTTAAAGCTTCTGTTCCAGGTCCAATTAAATTACCTATTTGAGTTTGTAATTCATCTAAAGCATCTTCAGTCATTGATATAGCTCTACCTGATTCTAAAAAAGGTCTTGCTACTTCACCTGCAGTTGGAGTTAGATAGCCTCTATGATAAACACGGCCTCTAGAGTCAATAAATACATTAGTTCTAAAGTTTTTATTTCTTTGAGCATGAAACTTAGCTGTAGCCATAAGACCATAACCTTGTTCACCTCTAACAAGTATTTCATGTCTAAAAGTATTTATAGAATCATAATATTTTGATTTTCCTCTTGGATCTCTAAATCTTACAATATCGTCCATAAAAGAAAAAAATTGATTATCAACTCCATATTCTACACCTGATACATGATTCATCATAACTGCCATTTCACGATCAATTTGTTTTGGATCATAGTCAGAAAATTTATCTCTTGAAGTAATTGGGATACCTGTATTATTTCCTCTAGCATCAAAAAATGTTTTATTATTAGCTTTTACATAAAGTCTATCTCTTTCATTGGTGACACCAAAGCGTCTAGAAATAGTTACTCTACGCTCTGCTTCTTGCAATTTAAGTAAACTTTTATCAATTACAGTTACTTCTCTAGAAATTGTATCACCCCAACCACCTGAAGCTCGACCAGTTTCTAAATCTAAAACACCTCTACGTATTTTTCCTCTATAACCAACTCTTATCAAATTTTGTTCTTCAAATAACTTAAGTATTTTAGAACCTTCTCTATGATAATCAGAAATAGAATGTTTAGTAAAAGGAATTATATTTTTAAAATCATCAGCAAACTGTTTACCAATATTAATAGCAAGAGCGTCATAATCTGTAGATTGTCCTGAAGAAATTAATTTTGCTGCCTTAGTTATACTTTCTAAACTTGCATCGTTCATAAATTTTGAAGTTGGTTTCTTTTTTATATTAAGAAATTCTAAGTCAAGAATTCTTCTTATAGCTTCTCTTTTTCCAGCAAAAGTTCTTGTAATCCAACTATCAGTAGGTTCTCTATTAAACAATCTTTTGTATTTATCATAAGCAGCTTTAAATTTTGAATCTTTTAATAGATTTTTTATTATTTTTTCTTTAGTAGGATATTTGTCAGTAAGACCTGTAAAATAGGCTCTCATAGGCAAACGACCTCTAAAGTAAGCTTGTTTAGCTAAAGACACACCTTGTGTTGCTCTCCAATTATCAATAAATCTTTGATCAGATAATTGATTTTTAGTTAAATCTTCAAAATCATAATATTTGCCCATAATTTGAACTTGAGGCTTATCTTTTGAAAGATAACTTACAAACATTTCATTTCGCTTTCGAGATCTAGTATCAAGTAATCTAGAAACGTTTTGAACAGCAAATCTATTTTCTGCTCTTAAAACAGCTGTTAAGTCACCCCAAGGTTTTTTATCTCTAGCATAACGTTCTAAAACAACTCTTAAGTTTTCTATAGCTACTGTTTGTTGATTAACAGAGATTTTATCATTCATACCTGCTACTGTAGATTCAATAAATTCTTTTTGATCTTTACTTAATAGTTTACTATTTCTCATAAAGTCAATTCTTTCCTGATACAAATTAAAATCAGGATCATAAATATTATTGTTTTTAATCTCTCCAGTTAAAGGATCTGCACTAAAATTTCTTTCATCAAGTTCATTACCAACTCGACGTCTTGAAGCTGTTTTACCTACAAGACTAGTACCTTTATAATCAGTAAGAGACATAGTTTTAGAGAAATCATCTGAATCTAGAATAAACATTTGACGCACTGCATCTTTATGTCTTGGAGATCTTGTTAAACTACTAGGTCTACTTGCTTCTATTCTAACATCTAAATCTCTTAACTTTTGTTTAGGTGCATAAAAAGCAGTAGCATTAGCAGCTCTATTTCTTAAAGCTTGAATAGATAAAGCTTTTCCTGCTATGTTAATAAACTGATCATATTTTAATTTACCTTCTCTAAAAAGGTTTACTTTATCTTCAGTACCTAATAGCTTAGTTTGTATTTCAAAAGGTTGTCTTTTTAACCATGCTCCAAAATTTTCTATTTTAGGACTAATGCCTGTTAAGCTTTCATCTTTTTTCTTTTTAAGATTTGTTTTATTTAGCCTATTAGTTTTTTCTTTTAAAAGTTCTTCTTTAGATTTAATAATAGGTGATAAAGAACTACGACAATTCCAATGTAAAGGAGGTTCAAATCTTTTATCATCTACTTTATAAATTTTTCCATTATGGAAAGAACAAATAGGACTAGTACGTGAATCTAAAACTGCTGTAAAAACAAATCCACTAATAACATGAGAATTATCTTTAGCAACTTGTTTTAAAGCTGC